ACATCTACGTCTTCAGTGCGTAGTGAGGCAACAGCCGCCTCATCGCCTTCTAATGCACGTCGAGAGAGTTCAATTAGTTTTGCTCTAGACATTATTGTCCTCTCTTAATATCAGCCATCATGTTCTGGAAGTTCCTAATGCGGACTAAATACTGCTGTAGCTCTTGCTCTTTTGCATCGTACTCAGACTTATCCATCTCCGTAACTTGCCCTTCTAGTTTCTCAAGCGCCTTGTTTATGTCGCCCTCGCTAGTGAACTGAGGTGGAATGTCGTTGATATCTAGCAACTGCTCCGCAACAGCGGAAGGATCTTCACCAGCTAGTACCTTCTCATCAAACGCCAGCATCAAGTCAGCCGCACGTTCCTTTGTACCTGCGCCAGTAAAGCGACCAGTGATTGGGTCAACAATGCCCACGTTCGTACTGACATACTTGCGATAGCGTGTAGCTTTTGGCGTATTCAAGATAGGCTCTTCACCTAGCGTAGTCAGCAGTGATTGCGCCCTCGATCCGGTAAGCCGGGTACCAGTGTTGGCAATAATCAGGTTACGCGCCGCTTCTGGGTTCTGATACATCTGCGTCTGGATGTCATAGATCAGATCGAAGTCATCAATACCCTGACCGCGAGTGTTCATTACGTTGGTCAGCGTAGTCAGTTGCGACTGTGTGAGATTGCCCGCCATAGCAGTGCGTGTAATGTCGCCTATATCTGTTTCGCCGCCAATGATGCCAACGTATAGGCTAGTAAAGTTCTCGCCTTGACGGGCCTTCAATGCGTCCTCAGCCTGCTTCTCTTGGATGTTGGTCAGTGATATGTACTCGTTCAAATCAGCGCGTAGAACATCCGCAAGTTGTTCCTGCTGTTCGAGTGTGAAATCACTAACAGGCGTCTCAGCTACCGCATTGATAAACTCAACCGCCGCATACGCACCACGATTCTTGATGATAGCTTGCAATCCGCCTCGGGCCTTCTCGCCTTCGGTAGCTACGATGATGTTTTGCTTGAGTGTCTCACCTGCCGCTGGGGTAATAGTGCCAGCCTCAACACGCGCATCAATACTTGAAAACGCATTCATACGACCAATCATTGCCGACTCATCATCACCGATACGTGCCGCCTTCAGTGCCGCCTCGGTTGCTGTTTGAGCGGATCGAATCAGCGTGTCGTCTGCGTTCTTGAGGTTCCTAGCTGTCTGCGCTTGGTGTACCTGAGACCGGGCGCTAGAGATCATCTGATCCATTGACTGATCAATTAGTGGTCGGAACTCTTCGGCTATGTTCTGTGTGACGCCTGCGCGATACGCATTGACTGCTTCATCAAATGACTCGATGTCATCCGGGTTATTAGTCAGCAGTCGGTTAATGTTCTCTCGTGCATCGTTATCAACGCCAGCAACGTATGCCTTTGACAGTGCATTGTTGTATGCCTGATCGAATATAGATATCTGTGACAGAAAACCCTTCTGCGTCTCAATGATCTCGCCTTTCTCTGCCGCTTGTTGCCCAGCCTTCAGGCCAGCCTCAAGACCACGACGTTCAGCAATGCCAGACGCAACACCAAATGCTACGTCCCCGACCTGTTCAGCCAAGCCAGAGAGAGCTTGCAAGCGTTTAGCCTGAGAGGTGTCTACCCCTGTTGGCGTAAACCTGCCGTAGTATTCAATGCGCTTCTGAGCCATGCCGTTACTCCGTAGGCGTCTGTGAAAGCTGTCCTGCTCTCACTCCAGATTGCAACAAAGTGCTTGCCGCCGCCAATCCTGCCGTTTGTGTTGCTTGTTTTGCTTGGCGCTCTAATGACGCCTTTCGTAGGCGTTCTGATAGGTCAATAGTCATCTCGCTAAGACCTGCTTGTCGTGCGCTTTCCAAGGCCAGACTTGCTGGCGTACCTTCCCCACTAATTCCTGCGGTTGAGAGTGCCGCGACGTTAGCCGCTAATGCCCGGTTTAGTTCCTGCCGACGCTGTAGCTCTTGGCTCTGTGCCGCTAATTCTTCTTGCTTGGCTTGCTCTTTCAACGCTACCTTCTGCGCCTTACCAGCTTGCACTTGCCCGTAGGCTGATACGCCTCCAGAAACGGCGGCCATAATTGCCAATATAGTAAACGGGTCCATCTAGTTACCCTCAACTTCGTATTCAATCATTTGTATGTGCATGGGTGTAGGATCAGGACAAGTGATTGTCGGTATGACCTCTCTACCCCAGCCGTTAATATCGTAAACATCCTCTATTATGCCACTTACCGGCGTAATAGGCTCAGGAGTTAATGGAGACGTATCACCCGCAGGACCGAATGCCCGAATAGGTACAGGAATGCCGTCGATATAGATACCAGAAGACTCATAAACACGTACGTTCATGCGAACAATCTTCTTCAGTCGCATCTGGTTCTGACCTGATCCGATATTCGTGTTCAATGGCATCGGCTTGATAGTTGTGGTGAATAACAAGCCAACCTCATAGTTGCCTGAATATTCTTCGTTTGCATCAAGCGTAATCTGATTAGACGATACGGTACGTGCATCAAGCACATAATTTTCATCTTCGACTAAAACTTGTACCTGTTCGCCATCCAAGTGATCCAAGCCAGTGACATTAGAGCCGGTGCGCGTCTTTTTGACTGAGCAATCGAGCATATAGTCAAAGTCCCAGCGCTCAACAAACTGCTTGTCAGAGCCATCAATGTCACGCTCCACAACCATGTATAGCTCATCATCAACAACACAAACGCTTTTGATCTCGCCATCCGTATTCCATTGCGTAAAGCCATTGATATCCTGACTTCTCAGAGTATTAAGGATCGTGCCGCTTCCATCCGTATTGACTACGAATAGCCAGTTAGCGTCGTCACTCGCAGTACCCGCTAGGAGCGCCATATCGACCGGCTGGTTGATCAAATGTGAGGCCAGTACCGATCTATCGTCTGTGGTGTAAGCGTCCTCGTTGAACGAATACAGGAAGCTCAGGAGCGACTTGCCGTGACGGTCCACGAATATGGTTGAGCCATCGACATCTTGGACTTCTACATTGCCAGACCCATGCGATGTTTGTGGCTGAATGTTGATACTCGATGGTGTGACGGGCCGACTTGTTACAGCAAACTCCGCACCCGACGTAAATATCTGCAAGTTACGACCGGGATACACGTCAACGATGTCATTTAGCTTACGCGATGAGATAGTGGCAAAGATCGCCTCATCGTCGTCGCCTTCATCAATCTCAAAGTCAAAAAACGCGCCAGTCTTAGACATGAAGAGAGACTGTGGCTTGGATTTAGTGCCGCCAAAGATCAAGCGGCCTTCATAAAAGCAGATACTTCTGGGCCAGCCTCTAGTGCTTGACCAAACATTTTCTTTTCTTGGCGATCCATTGGCGCTCTTAGTAAACGAAACCGTGTTACTGGCGTCACCCTCAGTAAAGTAACCAGAGAACAGCTCAAAATCTTTGGCAGATTCGCCAGATACAGTAATCGTATACTGCAATGCGCCCGTTCTACTGACAGCCACACCCGTTTCGCCAAACACAGGCATATCTTGCAGGTTCTTTTGGATGTTGAAGACGGTTGCCGCCTGCTCATCAGCCGTACTGTCGCCCGCGTAAGTAATATTCTTTGACTGTACCGACTCAATATCGACTTGGAATCTATCGCCTTTTGCCAAGCTACCGCCGCCCAACGTCATTACCTGCACGTCATCGACGGGTGTTGGACTGTTATCGTCGTCATAGTCGTACTGAGGGACGTTAATAAATGGTACAAGGTCAATGACCCATTCATCATCCGCGCCTAAATTCACCAGACGGCGAGGCGACAGATCCTCTTGCACAATGATCATGACGTTTTCGATCTGTGCCACTCTAAGCTCTTCGGGCTTGCCGACTTCTAGCTTGATATCTGCCACGTAAGTGTTGGGGGTTCGATAGATCCGCAGGTTTTCTTGCGTAAACTCAAGCAAGTAATGTCGATCATCCTCAACACTGAAGTCCTCAACGCGGCATTTTCTAATCAAGCCGTTAGGCTTTTGCAGATTGAACTCAGAGAGTGTGACTGTTGCCGAGCCAAGATCATTGGAGCCAATGCGAGCAAGCCGCCAATACCGGGCTGTTTGGTCAACACGTAGCCGGAAGTCCTGTGCCTCTGTTCCAATCAAGGGAACGTCAGCCGCCGTCGTGTATGTCACGTCGTCGTTTGAATACTGAATTTTAAATTGTTCAGATGATCCGCTTGATAATTTGATTCGTCGGAGATCGGCAAACTGAACTGTCTGCGCTGTGGTCAAATCGTACTTCGCCACAACAAAAGGGTTAGTTGTACCGACTGCACCCGTGGTTGTAAATGTTATATCAGAGCCATCATTGATCAGCGATCCACTACCGCCCTCTGGCATTGTTGGGAATCCGGTCTGAGTAGTTAAACCGCCAACAGTCTCGCCGATAAACTCAGTGCCGGGCCGACGACGCATACCGCCTTGAGGGACAATCACAACATTATCGGCAGTCTCAACAGCCTGATAATACTGGTTGATATCAATACGGCCTTTCAGTAGCGGGGATAGTTCACCACTAACAAAACTTGACTGAATGAATCGAGTCTTAGCCATTGCGCGTCACTTTTACAAAGAAGTCATCGGTCTGAAGAGTGCAGTTTTTATCTGCCATTGCTTTGAACTGCGCTGGAGAAATCCTTGTATCTTCATCTCTTATAGGAAACGAGGTGTATCGGGTAGCTTCATACAGCCCAGAAAATTGGAAATTCTGCGTAGTAATGAAGGGCACTTTGTATTGATTGACGCCAGAGCCAAGATACAGGTCCAATTCGATTTCTGTGTTGTTGTTGGTAGTTGTTGGCTGGACAATAATCCGCATTTCAACCGTATCGCCTACCGATAACTCACTGAAATCAAACGAGCTTGTTGCCGCATTCCACAAATTAGTCACGCCCAATGGAAGATAGTCGTTAGTAGTAGCTGTACCCAGCGCGTCATTAGGGACTACCGTTAGAACGCCGGCAGTCAGAGTTAGTGTTGAGGCTCTTGAGTCGTCATATACAGCATAACCCGCACTCGTGATCCCGGTTCGCCCTACCGTGACCGACTTCTTACTAACAGCCGTCACCAATAGCTTATAAACCACAGTCGTGTTGATGACGTGGATTACATCATTTACTTGGAACTTTGTAGACGCATCATCGAAATAGTTTGCGGCAGTGACCGTCGCTTGAGAGTCCTCAGTGTAGTAGGTGTAAATCCTTGGTGCTGGAGAGGCTCCGCCAACGTGTGAAAGGGTCTCGTTATCAAACGCCATTAGAACCTCACATTAGTGAACGGGTTGCTTCGTAGTTGCTCCGTAGGGTACTGCTGAGAGTCCGTGAATCGCGCCATACGGGACGCATTCACATAAGCCGCCGCCATCTCACCCCTAGCCGCAGAGCTGTCTCTAATGCTCGCCGCGAAGTCCATAGCCAATGCGTACTCGATCATCTTTGCGAAGTACACAGGCCACTCATCTTCAGTGACGTTTGCAATGTAG